GTGAACGTGCGTGCTAAAAAAACGCCTTGTGAGCGTGATCCTTTGCGTGAGTTACATGTGCTACAGCATGAGACGAGGTTATCGTAGGCCAGTGGATCACCACCATCCTTGATAGGTATAACGTGATCGACTGTGGTAGCAGGCTGCATACAGTAGAAGCAGGTCCATTGATCACGAGCTAACACCTCAAGGCGTCTGGCTCTGTAAGCCCTGCTATCTCTAGGGTCTTTCATTGCCATCCTTTAGTCTTTAGATGATGCAATGCACCACAATAGTTAGGCTCATCATACTGTGTTACTCCATAACGATGTGCTACATAGTGCCAATACCACCACCATTGTTTAACAGTAGATGCATTCTTTAAGCTCTTAGACCTACCTTGATAGAGACCATAGTGACTGCCATTCTTAGCCTTAGGATTCCATGATGATTCTCTGAAGACTATCTCGTTATGACATGCTTCTTGCTTATCAGTGAGTTGTTCTTTAGCTAAATCTTTAACGTATTTGATACTAAGGTTTGACGCCCGTGCATCTAGGGGCGTAGCTATAGATAGAGATATCCCAATAGCGAGTGCTACCACGCGGGCTGTCCCTTTCGGGCCCGCGTTGAGCCCCTGATGGGCTCTAGCGCTGAGAGTACCAGCCTTGTCAAGAGGATGAATCATATTAAACTATACCAATCTGGACATTGATAGAATGTGAATTAGATCACAGTTATCTGTTATCGGTTGAATAGAATCCAGTGCCCTTGAATGAGACACCTATAGAGCTATAAACCTTGCTCATTGATGAATGACAGAATGGACATTCCAGATCATGAGGCTCATGAATTGACATCCACTTCTCAATCCTTGCATTGCTCTCACAGTGCTCGTTATCGCACTCGAACTCATAGGTTGGCATCTGGATCGACCTCGCATGTTCTGCATGTTTCGGTGAACGACCAAACGCCGCACATCCTGCATCTCATAGGCTCTAGTTTAGCAAGATCATTGCTGAAATCACCGTAACCCGCCTTCAGCAATAGATCGACCAGATCACCTAATCTCATGAATGCTAGGTACTCACTAGGAGCCTTCTCCCCTTGACCATTCAATCGACTAACTACGATAGGCAAGTCACCAGCTTTACTTGCCCTCTTTGTGACCTGATCGATCCACGCCTTAGGCTGGAACGCCGATCTAGCTTTAACCTCCATGTCGAACGGGACATGTGTTATATCTTTTCCAGCCCCTCGACCGATGTCTGCATGTGGCCACCACTCCGAAAGGTAACGTGCGACCACACGCTCGGTCGAGAATCCTCGATACTTACGGCTTTGCGAGGCCATTGACCGCGTGGCACTTAGAACATGACCAGCTCTTATTGACTAAGTTCACCTTAATGTCTTTGTAAGGTATTGCCTCATTACATAGACAGCATCTAGTCGTAAAGGTAAACTCTTCTAAAATGGCTATGATCTCTTTGGATCGATGAATCTCATCCTCTGTCGGGAATGACTCCCATTCACCATCTTGATTCTGAAATTGTAAACGTCCCACTAGACTCTCGCCTTCTGGCGTTGCCATGTGCCGTCTTGAGCGATCTCGTACCATATTGGATCTTTACATTGATCTATTCTGCTTGAAGTGCATTTGAAGTGACCCCACGGCTTGCCTGCCTTGCTAGTTCCGGTCTTCCATGCCATCTCACCATGCTGACAGTGAGGGATATCCTTCTCGGTCTGGCCGCCAATGATCTCTTTCACCGTCGCAACAGCTTCCCCCATTGTGGGCGGCATAGTCGCTGGCTTGATAGTCCATGGATCCTCTTCCTTTACTACTGGAATGTACTCGCCAGATGTTTGTAGCATCTTGGCTTTCGTCTCGTCGATGATTGCCTCGGTTTTCTTAACTGTTGCCACCTTAGTCATCTCCTCACGGCTTGCTCGCTTGCCCTTAGTCGCATAGCCTGCATTAGCTAACGCTCTACCGATTGCAGATGTCTCACAGTTTTCTAGTGCAGAAGTAGCGTTCACTCCCCTACCTTGCACCGTTTCTTCTGCCAGCCCTGTAGTCCACGGCCTGCCGTCTGCCTCGGTGCGATAGATCGCAGCCTCAACAATAAAGCGACCAGAGCTTTGATCTAGTAACTTAGTATGAATCTGCCCATCTGGATGATCTTTCCAAAACTTGATGAGTCTTTCTTCTACTGTCTCGTAATCTTCTAGGTTAAACATAAAGCTCATTCTCCTCTGTGTGTAGTTGCCCAGCTATTGCCATATATGCTGCAGCGTCGATGTATGTATCGACTTTTCCCGACTCCATGCTCCGTGCGAGCTTGACCAAGACCATGCATGATGCCACTTGATAGTCAGTAATAGGCATTTCGAGGAATGCTGACCAGAGTCGTGCGGTTCGGGACATATTGTCTGACGGGTGTCCGTAGTCCATGCCACGGTCTTGTATTGTTGCCTTTGCTTCTGAGAGGAAATCACCTGCATTCACACTCGTACCCTTTCTTTCTTGTCGTAGTAATCTCTCACAGCTTTGCGGCCTTGAAGATATCCCACGCGAATGCCGACTGTACGGCCTAGATGGAAATATAGTGCTGATAGTGCAATCATGGCAATCATGTCACCGAATGATGGATCGAACATTTTGAGCCTTTCTTATCAACGCCCTTCGTTGATGGCTCAACTGTCTCATGCCCTAAGGGGGAAAATCTAGGAAATCAGATAACGAAATGGTAACAATTCTGCATCGTCGATGTGATCATCGATGTCCCGATCCAGCTCGTTATCTAGGTCGTCCATAGCGCTTGCCTGAAACTACGAAAGTCCCATCCTTTTCGATGTAGATCAGATCAACTTGGACGTTCTTGCCCTCGACGTACATAATTGCGAATGCCGACTGCCAGTTTGCCGAACCCTTGGTATAACTGGCCTTGCTAAAGTCCATGAGGTTGCCTACTTCTACACCATGCAAGACACGCCCTATACGGCCTCCAGAGGCCTCTGAGAAGGACGAACGCCCTGCCCTGTGTGTGTGTCCAGAGATGACGCTCTTACCATGCCTACGGGCTGCTTCAAGGGCTGAGAGACCCCCTTGTGACTTGATAGGGGTATGGTCGCCATGGACTGCGATCCAGCCAGGAGCGATAGCGTAAGGCTTTTTATGGAAGGTGATTCCTAGCTCATCGAGTTGCATGAACTTCTCGAACCTAAGTTCCGGCAAGGACAAAAATGACGGAATCTTCCGCATGATTTGATTGTAAAGGCGATCCGTGTGATTGGATCGGATCATCTGTGTTACTTGGAGATCGTAAAGTACCTGAATAGCCTCATCGCGATCGTCTCCCAGAGTTTGCTCGTAGGCTTCTGGCGTGCCTTCTGACCATTTCGATATCGTGTTAAAGTCAATCTCATCTCCGATCGTTACTACTTCATGCGGCTTAAACTTGGCTATAAAACTGGCTAGATTCTTAACTGCGTGTCTATCGTGGAAGGGAACCTGTAGGTCGCTCACTATGACAATGCGCTTCATTAGTCCTCGTCGTCGTCCTCGTAGGGTAAGCGATCCACTCGGTCGGGGATCGATGGCAGAATCCAATCAGGGTAAGAATCTCGATCAGTAATGATTGCTAGACACATGTCCACAGCGAAACCCGCTCGGCGTAGTGCGCGATACATCTCATGCAGGCTAATAGCCCATGCGTCAAGCTGTGAGTAAGTGTCGAGATCGATAACTTTCTTTCGTGCCATGTCGATTATTATCGCTCTAGGAGTATGTTGTAAATCTCATCGACACGCGAGTTTAGTCGCTTAATTTCAGACAGTAAGTGCGTGATCACATAACCTGCAAGCCCACCGATGACGGCAAGGCTAGCGAAGTAAAGAGTGAAGAAGTCGGATTGGCTCATTCTTTGCTTACACCGAATGAAGCGTCTTTAGGGTTAAGCCAACGCAAAATGACGGGTGCAACAGCGGCTGCGCCTGCCATCGCTAGTGTCTTCGGATCTGTTATGCCTGCCATGTATAGGGCAAGGGCAGCGGCCAAGAATGATCGGCCCCATGATGCTGCTAGAGATTTTGCTTGTTCCATTTATTGACCACCTATCATCGGGATATTAAAGAATGAACTGTCTTCATCGCCCTTTGAAGTAAAGCTGACATGTGCGTGGTGATTATGCTTATTGATCCCATCATAAGGACGCCAAGCCCAAGCCTTCTTAGATGATGCGATCTTGCCATCGAAGATGATGTAACTAATTCTTTTATCGCCAGACTTTGCAAGGAGTCGAATCTGATCGACCAAGTCAGGCATGACATCGGGCTTCCGGCCTTTGCCGTTAAGGTCGCGGTCAACATCGATGGCGCGTACCCATCCCTGTACATCTGGATTATGATCAGACTTGCGCGCAGCGTGTCGAGTGTCACCGATCCAGCCGTCCGAAGTTCTATCTCTACCAGGGAATGCATCATCAATCTG